AAGAACCAGTGGAAGTGGCAGCTGCCCGGCGGCGCGCTGGAGCAGAACGAGACGCCGGCGCAGGGCGCGGCGCGTGAGGCCTTTGAGGAGATCGGGGCGACGCCGGAGCTGCTTGAGAGCCTGCAGCCGCGCGGGGAGCACTCGATCCTGCGGCCGGTCGAGGGTAAGCCACCGTGGCGCTACACGAACGTGGTCGCGGACGCGCCGGAGCAGTTCACACCGCGGGTCGACCGCCAGGAGGGTGAGCTGTGGAAGGCCGTCTGGCTCACCGAGGAGCAGATCCGCGAGATGATGACGCGCGACCGGCTGGTCGCGCCGCTGGCTGCGGAGATCGACAACATCCTCGCCAAGTACGACGAGCCGCTGATCGCTTGTTTTCATGTCATAACGATGACAGCCGGTTCGCCTACCGTCACGAACCAGGATTATTATGACCTGGTGACGGCGTCGAGTGATGAGTGGACCGCGGCTGACGAGGCGAAGCATCCGCGTGATTCTGAGGGCAAGTTTGCCAAGAAGGCGACGACGTTACCGAAGAAGACACTGCCGTCTAAGTACGGTCCAATCACAATGACCGACGCTGAGCCAATTCATATCAACACCAAGGTCATCTACACGACCAAGTATGCCGACGGCGCCGTCGTCGCAGAGAAGAACTACGCGCACGCGGGACCGTCACGCCTGGTGTGGGATGCCGGCCAGAAGAAGTTTCTGCTGCAGGGCGCCGACGCGGACGGCAACTGGACGACCGTCAAGGCCTACACCAAGAAGGACGCCTATGCCAAGTTCTCGAAGGAGACGGGCTGGTTTGAGCCGCATACACCGGTGCCGCTAACTGCACCACCGTTGCCGGCCCCTGCGACTCCACCGGTTGCTCCCTCTAAGACGAAGACCCTCCTGGCTCAGTCGCCCGGAGCGACGCCGGCGCTCGGTGCGCCGATCAAGCTCAACACCGTCGCGATCTACAAGACGAAGTATGCGGACGGCACTGTAGTTGCCGAAAAAGGTGACCAACGACTGGTGTGGAGTGAGAATCTCAAGAAATTTAACCTGCAGCAGAAGACTCCGTCTGGTAACTGGGGACCCGCGTTCGGACAACACCTGTTTACCAAGGGTGATGCCTACAAGAAGTTCTCGAAGCAGACTGGCTGGACGCAACCGGTAGCGCCATCAGCTGCGCCGGTTGCAGCTCCGGCGGTGCCATCTACCCTGAAGACTGGTGACGTCGACACCTTTAAGAAGTTCCTACAGCTACCGGTAGATAAGAAGGTCGCGTGGCTGCTGTCGCTGACGCCGAAAGATCTCGAGAAGTTTTCACCCGCAGACATCAACGGGATTGACGCGGTAAATACCACATTGATGCTGCAGGGTAAGCTTTCGAAGATTGAACACACAAACATCTCTGAGGCGCTGCTCAACATGGCGCCGCTGACGTCACCATCCGGGTCAGGCGTAGTTATACCTGACTTCTATAACGATCCACCACACGTTGTCGCAGACTTTTTCACCAAGCTGACGCAGGACGACTTCGATAAGCTGTCCGCGTCTGACCAGGCTGTGATTGCTCATGAAGCACCGTTCTACGACGTCAACGCGCCGCTCGGGCAGAAGTTTAGCGACAAGATCAAAGGCTTCATAGCCGGCAAGGGCGGCGCCGGTGCCGTCGCGCAGAAGCTCGACCAAGACATCAAGGACGTTAGTCACCTGATTGCGCCGGCGGCGTTCGCCGACTGGTTCGATCTGCACACAAAGGGCGTTACCGCCAACGACTGGGACCAGCTGGACGCGCCGCAGCAGCAGAAGCTGAAGCTGCTCGCGAACGAGGCTGACGTGTGGGGATTCAACACACCGAAGCAGAAGATTGAGGAGTGGCAGAGCGCTACACCTACGCCAACGGCGACTGTGACGGCTAGACCACCGGTTAAGACGTCGGTACCGGCGACGGTATCGGCGACGATTGGTAGCAAGTTTTACGTCGATGTGCACGGAAAGATCAAGAAGGTCAGCGAGATCGGCACGCCCAACGCGCCGGTCAAGAACGCGATCTACAGCGTTATCACGCCGACGCAGGCTGACAAGCTGCAGAAGTCGATGTTTGCTGACTCTGGCGCGTGGAACTTGGGACAGATCGCTGCCATAAAGAAGTACGGCACCAGCGTCGGATACCGCAGCATGAATGCGGTCTTGCGTGATGACAAGAACCAGCTCGCCAAGTTCAGTGACGCGCAGCTGCAGGACGGCGTCAAACACGCCGTCAACCTGCAGAACGCGATGAAGCCGCTGCCGTCCAGCTTACGGCTGTTCCGCGGTACGGGCGCGCAGGCGTTCGGACAGAACACGATCGCGGCCGACTTCACCAAGCTCAAGGCGCTCGAGGGCCAGACGCTGACCGACAAGGGCTTCTTCTCGACGACCGTCGACGAGACCAAGGCCGTCTCGTACGACTACGCCAAAAAGCCGATCCAGATGATCGTCAACACGCCTGAGGGTACGCCGGCCGTCTACGCGGACGCGGGCATCCCGGGGCACAGTGAGCACGAAATCATCCTCGCCGCGGGAACGAGCTACCGGATCGACGAGGTCCGCAAGGCCACCGCGGAGGACAGGGCCAAGTTCGGTATGGGTACCGAGCACGTCGTAGTTGCCACGATCGTGCCGTCGACGTCGACTAGCTCGTCACCGATCAACGCGCCGGTGACGCCGGATCCCGCCGTCGCGCCAGCTCCCGCCGTCGCGCCAAGCGTCATGACTCTGGTCACGCCGAGCGCACCCACCGCGCCGACGCTCGGACCGATCAAGGCGAGCGATCTCAAGAAGCCGATGAAGATCAGCACCAAGACGATTCACACGACGAAGTACCAGAACGGCGCGGTCGTCGGCTATCACAAGAATCCCAACACTGACCAGATTAGCCGGTTGGTCTGGAACGACAACCTAAAGAAGTTCGTGCTGCAGGAACAGTCACAGAATGATAACTCGTTGTGGACAAATGTGACGTTCCACAGCAAGAAAGACGCGTACGCCGCGTTTGGTAAGGGAAGCAACTGGTTTGAGCCGCCGGCGGGTGACTCGGCGATTGGCTCCGGTGGCGTCTTTGGCACCAGCTCGGTTGCGCCGAAGATCTCGACGTCCGGTCCGACGCCGTCTACCGCCGTCTCCGCGCCGGCTGTAAAACCAAAGCCGCAGGAGAAGTTTGACGTCGCAACGCTGCAGAAGATGCACGGACAGATTCCCGTTGACATGAGTTCTGCAGCACAACGCGCGATATTCGACAGGTTTAAGAAGCAGAGCAGCGTGGGATTTGTCACGCTTAGCTCGACTCCTGAGACGCTGTTCACCGCGCTGCACGAAACTCTTGAGAAGCACAACGAGGATAGCAAGCTTTCACTTGTACCTAAGCTCAATCTGCTGCAGCTACTGAAGATCGTCGATGAGCAGTCGACCAACAAGGCCAACGCGGTTGCCAAGCAGAAGGACGCGAGCGCGCCGGAGGTCACCAACACCAACGCGTACGAGAAGGCGATCGTCGCGTGGCTGCAAACGCCGGCCGGTGCTAAGTTCGCGACCGACCTGCTGCACCCGCCGCCCCCCACGACGGTCAACGGTCACGTCTACAAGTCGAACTTCTCGCAGGCGGTTCTCGACACCCTCGCGAAGATCAAGACACCGGGACAGATTGGGACACCTGACCCCAACGCGAAGACATTCAAGACGCTGACGGTAAGTGCCGCACAGATGCTGCAGAACCAGATGCTGGCTAGCAGTCCCTGGACGAGCGCGCAGAGGGCCGCGCTAACGAAGTACTCCGGCAGTTACTACAGCGAGATGAACCCAGTTGTACGTGATCTTACCTCAAACATCAAGTATATGACTGACGGCGCAAAGATGCTCGCCGCGCGGACCGCGGTCAACATCCAGGCAGGTATGCGGCCGCTGCCGGAGAGTGTCAGGGTCTTCCGGAGAACGGGAGCCGCGCAGTTCCCGGGACTGACCAACGGCTCTAAGTACGCCGACATCAAGAAGCTAGAGGGCAAGCTGTTCACCGATCGCGCGCCGCTGTCAACGAGCGTCTCGTCCGGAACGTGGAGCGGAAACGTACACCTGACGATCGACCTGCCGGCGGGTACACCGGCGGCGTTCATCAAGTCAATCAGCGTTAATCCGAGTGAAGATGAGATGCTGCTGGCGCTGGGGCTTAACTACCGCGTCGTCTCGGTAAAAGATACGGGGTACAACAACGTGATAGAGGTACATCTGCGGGTGGAGGCGTAGTGACAAATCCTACACGGTTGACGCCGCTCTCTGACCCGGAGAACGTCCTCTTTGAGGAAGTTGAGGAACGTTCCGGCCTTACTGAGGCTGAGGCGTACGCGCTGCTGGCCGGTGCAGACATGAACACGTTCGGTCTACCGAAGATCACCGTTGCAGCCGCTGAGGTACATACTGGAGCGATGATTGCGTTAGTGCCGAGCGACGCGGACGTTAAACGACTCACTGTTGACGGCGGCGAACCACAAGATCAATTGCACGTAACGTTGGTTTACCTCGGAGAAGCTGACGACATCTCGACGAACGCGCGTAACAAGCTGGTTGAGCGCCTAAAGAACGTCCTCGGCGGACGCGGCACGGTCGCCGGCGATGGCTTCGCGGTTAGCGTTTTCAACCCGCCGGGACACACTAAGGAAGACGGCAAGGACCGGGATACGTGCATCGTTCTAGGGCTGTCCGGCCGTGAGCTTGAGCAGATTCACACGACGGTCGACAGCGTCGCGCGTGATGTACAGGATACGTCACCTGGCTTTGGTCTACCGGAGCAGCACGTTCCCTGGATACCGCACCTGACGCTGGTCTACACTGACGACATTCAGCGGGTCGTCGCGCTTGCGGATAAGACGGGACCGGTGACGTTTGACCGGGTACGGCTCGCGTTCGGTGGCGACGTGCATGATATCCCGCTCGTTTCGTGAAATTGATCGTCTGGTGATACCGTAACGCGCAGTTCGGAGGTGACGCGATGCCGTGGAGGGTAACCAAGCAGGGCGCCAAGTTCTGTGTCGTAAAAATCAGCGACGGCGCGGTCGTCGCGTGTCACGACACCGAGGAGAAGGCGAACGCGCAGCGGCGCGCGCTCTACGCGAGCGAGGACTACGGGCTGAAGCTCGCGATCCAGGATTTCAATCTCGAGTTCGACAGAGAGAGTGACGTCAACCTACCCGGTGGTAGCCACAACCTCAAGAACCACTGGGTGCGGGGACCGGGCGCGGCGAAGATCCACTGGGGCACCGACGGCTCGTTTGACCGGTGCGTTCGTCACCTCGGTAAGTACGTCAAGAATCCGCAGGGTCTGTGTGCCGAGTACCACAAGGCCGCTACCGGCGAGTGGCCGGCCGAGAAGGGAGTAGAGAGCTCGATGAGTGACATGGTCGAGGCGCACGGTACTCACAACCAGCGGGATCACAATCCACACAAGGGATTTCATGTTCCAGGCGTTGATGAGGATGAGAATCCTCATATGGTGTCTACCAAGCGGTACAACGAGCTGCGTCACAAGTCTCTCAACGATGACGTAACAGACGCCGAAGCGCGCGAACTGCGTGAGATCGAAAGTAAGTACGGGCGCAGAGACGTTGGCGGCGAGGTCGATCCGGAAGACTTGCTTCCCGACGTGGATGAAGACGATCTTGATGTCTATGATCCAGAATTAAACGACGCTGATCTGTTCGACAAGCTTCAAAAGCAACACGAGAAGCGTGTTGCTGAGATTCATCGAGAGCGTGCTAAACGTGCTCGTCGCAGTCCAGCTGAGAGTGAACGTCAGATGATGGAAGATCTCGATGAGGAAGAAAATCGTCGAGCTGATCGTGAAGATGATACCGACTACACTGGTAAGACTGTTGAGTTTGCCGGTAAGAAAACCGACTGCGGCCCGTGGCAGCACCAGATGAACGACGGCTCGTGCATGGATGATGACAGTCCCGCGATGGACGGCTATGCGGTCGGCGATGGTGACGAGCCGTGGAGCGGCGTCCTGACCGTTGAGGGCGTTGAGTCTGGTGACGGTCGGCTGTTTGGGCTGGGAAGCCTGGATTGGGAGAAGCCGCCACAGCCGCTGATGTACCAGCCGGCCAACGTCGGTGGACACAACGGCTCTATCATGGTTGGTAACATCACCAAGATGACTCGACACGGTAGCCGAATCCGCGGCGAGGGTACCGTCTTCGGCTCGGCGCTCAAAAGCGAGCACGGCGAGAGCATCCGGCACATGATGGAGACCGGCGGCGTCTCCGTCGACGTTGACAAGGTCAAAGACGCCGATGTCGAGATGGTCTACGCGGATGACGAGTTCGGTGACGGCGGCAACATGTTCGCCAAGCCTGAGACCACGATCTTCCACCGCGGCCGGATCCGCGGCGCGACGCTGGTCGCCTTCCCGGCGTTTGTCGAGGCCAAGCTGACGTTTACCAATGCCGAGACGCTGACCGCGTCCTGCGGTCCTGACGGCTGCGGATGTGACGATGATGATCCGCTCGTCGCGTCTGTGCACACCATCACGATTCCGAACCTACCGAAAGCCGCGTGGTTCAACGAACCGACGGACGTCAAGCTGTCTGGCGCGCTGACGATCACCGATGAGGGCCGCATCTATGGGATCCTGGCACCGGGAAACACGACGCACCGCAGCGTCAAACGCAAGGTGCCGCGCGGCAATGTCGACTACACGCGCTTTCACAAGGCCGAGACGATCGTCGAGGGCGGCGGCCGCGTCGTCACCGGCGTCATCACCGCGTCCTGCGGTCACGCGCCGACCGAGAACTACGGCACGCTCGAGCGCCGGCGCGAGCACTACGACAACTCGTGCTCAGTGCTAGCTAACGTCAAGATCGGTGAGTCAAAGCAGGGCTACATCTACGCAGCCGGCGCGCTGAACCCCGGTGCTGATCCGCGCCAGGTCGCGCAGGCGCTCGGCTGCTCGCTGTCCGGCGACTGGCAGCCGCACCCTGATCGTCCCGGTGTTCAGGAGTTCATCGCGGCGCACCTCGTGCCGGTACCTGGGTTCCCGATGGCTCGCACGCAGGCGTCAGTTGTGTATAACGACGGTGTCATTACCGCCTCGGCGATCCCGATCGAGCACGTCAAGGCGCCGACGTACGTCACCGGGCCAAGGTATGACGACACGTTCAACGCGATCCAGATGACCAAGCGGCTGCTCGTTACCAGCGTCGGACTGGATCCCCAGACCCGCAAGAACCAAGTGATGAAAGAACTGGAGCTGATCTAGATGTGTGGCTGCGGACGTAGAAGCACCGACGCGGTAACCAGCGTCCAGGCGGCGCAGACTGAGGCTGACCGCCGCGCCGCGGCTGACGCCGCGCTGGCGATGCTTGAAGCCGAGGCGGTTAGAACGGCTGAGACATATGCTTCGTCAGCGGCTAACGCCGCGCGAAACGCCAGCTCGTAAGTGGTTTTTTGCTCAATAACTTGGTGTCGATTATTATCCGATCAACAGCGGGCCAGAGCTGTTCTCTAAAGACCTACCTAGTCGCATCCATGAGAGGGTTGTCGGGTGTCTGAGAACATTCTGAGCCTGCCTGAGGACATCACCACCCTCAGCGTAGAGCAGCTAGACCAGTTCGTCACCGCCGCGAGAGCGCGAATCAGCGAGCTGTACGCCAGCGACACGGTCGAGCTCGCCGTGCAGGTCGTCGAGGCCAACGAGATGGAGTCCCTTGCGGACGGCATCGGTCGCGTCAAGCTGGAGAAGATCCGCCGGACCGAGGAAGCCGCGGCTGTTGCAGACAAGCGCGCCAAGGGCAAGGCCGCGCTGGAAGAGGCAGCTGAAGAGCCCGAGGACGCGGCTGAGACGCCGGTCGAGGCGGCCGCGACACCGGCTAAGGGCGGCGCCACGACGCAGCCCCGACCGATGGGCAAGTTCAAGAACCCGTCACTGGCTGACGCGCAGCGCAACGCGCCGCCGGCCGACGCGCCGCGTCCCGAGTCGGTGCTCATCGCGTCATCGGACATCCCGGGCTTCCAGTCGGGAACCAAGCTTGAGGGCATGGACGGTCTCGTCGCGGCGATGACCGCCCGCGCCAAGCACCTGCCGATCACCGACAAGGGAGACGCCGCTCCCCGCATCCCGATCGCGTCGCTGATGCGTGAGCACAAGTACACGCTCGGTCTAGACTCGAGTCTCGCCGAGTTCAACGCGGTGATGACCGCGGCGGCCAACCCCGACATCCTGATCGCGGCCGGCGGCTGGTGCTCACCCTCCGAGATCAGCTATGACTTCTTCAACATCGTCTGCGAGGACGGCGCGCTTGACCTGCCGACGGTCGGTATCAACCGCGGCGGCATCCGCTGGCCAACCTCCCCGTCGTTCGCGGACGTCGTCCTCGGCGGTGCGCTGTGGACCTGGACCGAGACGCAGGACATCGCGGCCGTCACCGGCACCGGGCAGTCCGGTACCAAGACCTGCGGTCGGGTGCCGTGTCCCGGCTTTAACGAGGCGCGACTGCACTGTGATGGCATCTGTCTGACCGTCGGCAACCTGACTGAGGACGCGTATCCCGAGCTGATCGCCAACCACACCCGCTTGGTGATGGCGTCGCACTTCCACAAGATCAACCGTGCGCGCATCAACGAGGTCCGGGCGCTGTCCGCGTCATTCACCGTGACCAACGGCTCCGCGGGCGCGGGCGCCGTCGCACCGGTCCTCGGCGCGATGGAGTTGCAGGCGATCGACTACCGTGATCGCTACTCGATGTGCCAAGACGCGGTCCTTGAGGTCATCGCTCCCCGCTGGCTGCGCGGCGTACTGCGTTCCGACCTGCGCAAGCGCATGGGTGCCGGCACGGACATGCTGTCCGCATCCGACGCGTACCTGATGAGCCTGTTCGACGCGATCAACGTCCGGATCCAGTGGGTCAACGACTACCAGGTCCGTACCGCCGGCTTCCCGGGCGTTCCCGGAACGCTGCCGACCGCGTGGCCGACGACCGTCGAGTTCATGATGTTCGCGCCGGGCACCGTCGTGCTCGGCCAGGGTATGCGCCTGGACCTCGGCATCATCCGTGACTCGGTGCTCAACGCCACCAACGACTACACCGCCGAGTGGATGGAAGAGTGCTGGTTGATTTTCAACCCGGGCCACGAGGTACGGCGTCTCACCGTTAACATCTGCCCTGACGGTACGACCGGCGCGGCCGACCTGACCGAGTGCGGCGTCTAATCACTCCCGTCAACCGCGAGCCGGTACTGAAGGGAGTGATAACCGGTGGTTAGCAAGTTCGACTGGGCGTCGCCGCCGGTCTTTCAGCCGCATCAGTACCGGCTGCGGGCCGCGGCCGACGGACCGCACCCGTTCACGGGACACCAGAGGCTCGGCATCTTCTACGACGCTGAGTCATGCAACATTCCGCTCGAGGCTACGACGCAGTGTATCACCGGTGTCGGCCTCGGGCCGACTAAGACGCCGAACGCGCTGGCCAACTTCCGCGGCGCGACGCCGTTCGTCGTCTACACGTGGCTGGACTGCGGCCTGGTCGGCATCGGCGAGGCAGAGCTCAAGCGCAAGACGCTGCTCGCGCACGAGCGCAATGTCGACACACGGATCGAAGAGATCTTCTGGACCGGCGGCCTGTACAACACGATGCCACACCTGGCTGAGGACACCGCGGTCACTGAGGTCAGCGGCGGCTCGACCGTCACGCTGCAGACCGCGGCTACCGTCGTCACCGGCACGTTTGACGTCGTC